GCCGTATTGCACCTTGAGTTGTTGCGCCGTCGCGGTCTCGCTGGCGACGCTGGCCCCGCGCATGATGTCGCTGATCCCCAGGACTTCGTATAGGTCGGCCTGCAATTGCTGCTTGCGCTGGTTGAGCTGCACGATTGCGTTGACGTACTGTTCTATCGGCATCCAGTCGGCCACGCCCTTGAGGCCGCCGCGCTCGGCAAACACGCTCCAATTGTCCACGGGCACCAACGCGTTTTCGACGGCCGTGGTCATCAACTGCTTGAGCGGGCCGGCGTTCTTGTCATACACGCCCGCCGCCTTCACGGCGTCGGTCAGGTGCGACAACTTCGAGTTGATGCGGTCAAGTTCTTTGTACAGGTCTTGCGCCATCGCGTAGTCGGGGCGCGGGATAAACGCCTTGGTCAGCGTGGTGGCGACAACGGGTTGCGGGCAGGGGAAGAAATCATCGAGTTCCAACGGGTCGGGTTGGTAGTCGAGCACGAATTGGCACCCCTCCACGAACCAGCACACCGAGTTGGAATCCTTGTCCCAGATTTCCCAGATTGCGGCCTGCTTAAACGGCGTGGCCTTCAACACGTCATCGTCGCGGTTGCCCTGGTTGTCGGCCGCCGCGCGCGCCTGCATGGGAACCTGCGCGGCCTGTTCGTCGGTGAGCTTGAAACGGGCCTTCAACTTCGGTTCGGACAGGTACACGCGGCGCGCCACCCAGCGGCATTCGCGCCAGCGCCGGCACGGGCTGTAGAGAAAGTCCTCCCAATACACGTAATCGACTTCGGCCTCTTCGTTCAGGATTTTTTCGACCGTCTGCGTTTGGGGTTGGCCCGTGTCGGGATCGACGGCGGGTTGGCCGGTCATCGGGTCGATTACGGGCTCTTCCGATTCGTCGGTGTCCACGTCATATCGCACCCAGACCTGGCCGAGGCCCGACACGAAACGGTCTTGGCAGGCGTCGCGCATCGAGGCCGACGTGTCGTCGTGCTCGCGCTCAATGTCGCCGTTCAAAATGCGTTGCATGATGACGCCCGCCACGCGCGCCACGTCATCGTCAAAGTCCGTGAATTTGCGGTCAACCTCGGCCTTGGGCAGGCGGCCGTAAATGGCCGACAGGATGACCTGAACGTTTGACCAAAAAAGGTTGGTCTTGCCCGCGTAGGTGCGCACGAGCGCGTCTTGCGATGGCGAACGATCGAGGTACGCTTTTTCGCAGTCGCGGGCCGACTTGGTGAATTTCTGCAACCACTTGCGCGAGGCCGCGATTTCAACCTGCCACTTGCGGGCAAGGCGCGCGCTGTCGGTCAGCCCTGGCGCCGCGCCAGGAACCGCGCTCGGGTCGGGCGGATCGCCCATCGCGTCCAAAGTGGCGTCGGTGGTGGGTTTGTCGGCCATGGTGCTGCCTATATGCGTTGTTCGCGCCGCTGGCCCACGGATTCGTGCAGCTCATCGAGCGTGAAGGGGTAAAACGACCCGTCGAATTCGCGGGGCTTGGCGGGCTTGTCCGCGCGTAGCAGCTCGCGCACAACCTGCGCGCCGTAGCTGAAGGCGTCCGAACCGTGGGACGACCAGTTGTGGTCAGGTTCGGCCGAGAACACCTTGCGGTCTTCCATCCACTTGAACGACCACGCGCGCAGGGCTTCCAGGCCGCGCGCGGTACGGTCGGGGTGAAACCGGCAATGCGGCAGCACGAGGCGCGCGGCGTTGATGCGGTCTTGCAGCTTGCCGGGCGGCACCACCGAGCATTCGAAGGCGCGGGCGAACTGTTCGGCCACCGTGTGGCGCGTTGCCATGGTCTTGGCGCGCGCATCGTGGGGCAGGTACACGTGATCGATGGGTATGCCCACGGCCTTGAGCTTGTCGATCCACTCGGCCGCGTCCATGCCGCTGGCCTCTTCGTAATGCAACAGCTCGAATCCGCCCACGTTCAGTTGCCAGAACCAGAACGCGGCGGCGTCGCGGTAACCCAAGTCGCACGACACGACAACGCGCGAGCCCGGGTTGTGCTGCACGTCCACGTTAATGCGGCCTTCGCGCTCGGCGGCCGTGATGTATCGGCCAACGATGGCCCCGACGTTGGCGCTTGCGAAGTCGCAGTAATACTCTTGCTGGATCAGCTCTTCGGGCATGTCGTAAGCCCGTTCGAGCGCAATATCCGCCTCGCTCAAAACGCCCGTGTCGCGGATCGACATGACGGCCGTAAAGGCGGCCGGCAACTTGCGCGCAACCTCAAGCGTTTTCCACCCGTGGTTGTATCCGCGTGGCGTGTAGATGAACGACACCGAACCATTGTTTTCGCGCAGGATCGGGCGCACGAAGTCGTAAGCACGCGGGTCGGTGAGGGACCATTCCGAGAACGTCACATGCACGGGCGACGCGCCAACCAGCGCGTTGAAATTGTCGGCCCCGACAATCTGCACAATCGAACCGTTCTCAAGTTCGATCTTCATTTCGTCCTCAAGCCGGCGCTTGACCAGCTCGCGGGGAAACGTCTGATCGATCAGGTTCTTTCCCTCGCTGGTGATGTTGTCCCACACCACTTTGCGGCCCTGCTTGAGCGTGGGCAGGCAGTGCCAGTACAGGCCCACGCGCTTGAAAGCATCCTTGCAGGCTTGCGCCAGGGCCGTGCGGTCTTTTCCGCCGCGTCGGTGCATGACCCACACGGCGAATTTGCAACCGTTGTCCATCGCGGACATATACGGCAATTGGTAATGCCGTGGCGTGAAGCCGCCCGCGATGACTTCGGCGACTTCAGCCATTTCCCTGAGCCTCGTTTTCGATGACTTCCGCGTTTGCCGGCAGGCGCACGTGTTCGCGGGCGATGTGGCCGGCAACAGGCGAATTGATGACCCCCGCCGTGGGCACCGGCACGATTGCGATTTGCTGCACCACGTACCGCTTTTCGCCGTCGCCCTCGTGGTCGTCGCGCATGACCAAGGTTTTCGCCAGGAACGACAGGTAAGCGGCCGGGTTGGTCTTGGCTACGCGTTCCAGGTACTTGACCCCGCCCACGAACCCAAGCGAGGTCATCGCCATGACCTTGAGTTCCCGCGACATGCTGCGCGCGGTGGGGGGCTTGGGCTTTTCCACCTTTTGTCCAGGCTTGCGCCCTCGGCGCGGCTTGTCGGGCGCTGCGAGGTCGGGCATGGGCAAAAAAAATGGCCGCTTTGGGCGGCCAAGGTTCTATCGAAGGAGGGTGGAAACTGCGGGCGCAATGCGGCCCACGGCGGCGATTCTGCCCCTACAAAATGCCCGCGCGCAACAGGCGTTTTTCAATCACGCTCAACGCATGGTCAACGAGCCTCGCGCGCGTGGTGTTGCCGCCAAGGCGCGGGTTCGTGATGACTTCCACGCCCATGCATTCGGCGCGGGCTACGTGCTGCAACGCCATGAGTTCGAGCGGTTCGAGAAAGTCCATTTCGTCCTCGATGGCCTGCATGGTCAGCCGCTCCAACTCGTCCTCGGCATCTTCGCCCGTGCCCAGCCGCACGCGCGCGTGGCCGCGTTCGAGCGAATACGCCCGGCGCCATTGGTGCCAGCGCGCGAGCAGCGACAACAGGCGATGGTTGCTCACAGCTTTAGCGGGCGCGAGGTCAGTGCGGCGCTGATCGAGGTGCCCACCGATACGATGGGTTGCGGTTCGCCCTGGCGGCCCGTCCACGACACCGAACCGGACATGGACACGGCAACGTCCATCGAGTCGTCGTCTGAAAGCGCGTTGATGATGGCCGCCGCCGCCGTCATGGCGCCCGGTACGTCGGCCTCGTGGATGGGGTCACGCTCGGCCACCTTGCGCAGCTCGAAATAAACGGCGTCGATTGCCGCCGCCTTGTCGGCCTGCTTGACTGAAAACGAGTAGGACATGGGGTATCACTCCGAGTTGTGCCCGCGACTTAGCGCAGGCTGTTGAGGATCGTTTGCAACTGCCGCAGCTTGGCAATTTCGGGGCTGTCTTGGCCGGCCTTTTCGATGCGGGTTTCGTACTCGATGCCCACCTGTTCCAAGTCCTCGGCCCACATGATGAGAGCGCGGCCGGCCTCGCGCAGGCGCTGGG